CAGGCGATTAGAGTTCTTAGAAAAAAGATACAAAAAGAAGGTATCTTGAAAAGAGTTCGTCAAACTAGATACTTTGAAAGTCCCTCTGAAAAGAGAATACGAAAAGAAAAAGAAGGTCGTAAAAATTATTTAAAGAAAAAACGTAAGTTAGAAAAACTAGGAGTATTATAAATAGTTTTACTATAAAGAGAAGTCATTGCGACTTCTCTTTTTTAGGTTTAGGGTTATATTACAATTTTATTACAATGAGGAAAAAATGAAAAAAATACTATTATTATCTTTAACACTTTTGTGGTTACAATTTATATTATCACCTATAAGTTTAATTGCAGATGAAATAGGGTACAGATATTATCACGATATGGATAATGAAAGAGAAGGCAGTAAACTTAGAATGTACTATGGTAAAAAGTTTTTTAGCAGTAAGGTAAAACTTGCTTATGAAAGAAAAAGAACAGGTGCTGGTGTAGAGTCAGGTACCTGGTTTATAGACCAGTCATTTAAATTCTAATGAAAAAGATTAATTGGGATGAACTATGGGTTAGAATCCTAGTGACCCCTATGTTTATCTGGATAGCATACGTTTTTATTATGATGGTATGGGCGACATTCTGCGAAAAATGTCCTCATACCTGGTATGCAAAATATATGCAACCCATATCAAACTATCTTAGTCCACCTGAACCTGTGAGCAGTGAGGACACTGAAGACGACTACGAAGAATTTGAAGACGATTAAGAATGGTCTAACGATTTTAAATATTAATATAACTTTTGTTGTGTTTCTCTTTACGAGAATACTTCTTCTTATCACCGTGGTTACCCATAGCACCACCTCTACGCAAGTTCATTAGCACCCTATATAAAGGGTTTCTAGATTTTACAATTTTAATTTTATCTTTCATAATTCTCTCAAAAAGTTAAAAACCGAATTTTTTAGAAACTAATAGATATAGTAATTAGAAAATATATCGAGTCGCCAGAGTAACGTATGTAATAGTCTATCAACATTGAACCACCAGTAGTAAATCGAGAACATTAATATCTGTATCAACCCCAATATAAAGAGGTACAGTCTATACGATTGCGTATCAAAGTTACTTTCGTGCATATACACATAATAACACATAGCACACACGATAATATGATTGACTAGCAGTGCAACTGTAAGCATTAAAAAGGTAACTTATATCCCAGATATAGTATCACACACACTGTAAGTATTACAAACAGACAAAACAGTAAATCAATCAATTACCACCTCCAGAACTAGAACCGCCGTTACCACCACCATTACCTCCTGAACCGTTGCCACCGTTAGCACCATTACCGTTACCATTACCGTTAGTACCGTTCTGCGTGTTATTGTTAGCATCACCGTTAGCAGTCTTTGATGTAGTACCTAGATAAGGGTAACCTCTACTATGTACAGGTACGCATACTCCTAGTTTCTCATCAAAACGATAACCTGGTGGACATTTCTTAGTTGTCTGTGCTTTTAATATAAACTGTTTAAATGTATCCATTATACTGCAAAACTTTCACCACAACCACAACTCGCAGTTGCATTAGGGTTAGATACTTTTAGAAAACTACCACCCAACTCTGTAACGTAATCAATTGTACAACCTATTACATACATCTCTGCAATAGGGTCAATATGTAAGTTACCTATATGTGCTTTCTTATCAGTAGTCTCCCAGACATACTGAAACCCAGAACAACCACCACCATTTACTGATAGGTAGACATTAGGGTCGCCGACCTTTGATAGATACTCTCTAGCAGAGTCTGTAAGTTTAACCACTTCTGTAGACAAAAAAATTCTCCAAAAAAAATTTCAGATTAAAGATACTACTATTTATTGTAATCGTTATCTGTAAGCAATCTAATAGTATGTCCTACACCTGTAATGATACCTATTATACACAACCAGACAAATAATGTCAATGCTGAGATGAAGTTCACACACGCCATTCGTAATTGTTTAAAGTAGTTATTGCATTTATAGATTAAAGTTTGCATAAAGTTTTCTAAAGTCGATTCGCTGACAATTTCTGTAAAGTTTTGTGCTGTACTAAGGATTAAGATTTATAGTTGCACCTGTATGTATAACAGAACCAAGAGTGTTGTCTGTAGTATTAGCACCTACTTGCACTGCACGATTTCCTCCAATATTTAAATTATAATTTCCTAATACTGTGTGGTTGAAGTTACCTAACGTATTCATATTAACATTACCATTTGTAAAGATATTAAGGTCGCCACCATCACACTGTATATTGATGTTACCTTGTACTAGTTCTATTGTTAGATGTTTACTTGCTTGACCATCTCTATTTACTAGTAATTTATAATGGCCACCGATTGTTTCTGTCTTATCTTGTATGACTAATTCTTGACAAGTGCCGTCTATTGTGGTAAACTGATTCTTAACTACCTTATCGATTCGTGTACCCTCTGGGTCTATCTCATAAGAGGTCCCCGTTCTGTGTCGTTCGTGTATACGTTCTGCGCCCTCTGTGTCATCATACTCACGAATGTGTCCGCTCTCACTTTCATAGACGTGATTAAAAGGGTAGTCAGCATTGTAACTTATCTCTGGTTCGTCATAAGTATCGTTTGGTATAATAGCACTACCATCAGCATCACTAATCAAAGTATTACCAGCATACCCTGCCACCACTATCCCCGTAAGTCTAACAGCACGTCTTAGTTCTAACGATAGATGAGGGTTTGTTTCATTACCACCACTGTCTTTATCATTAACAGCAAGTCTATTAACATCAGGTTCATTAATATGCTTGGGGTTAACACCATTGGGGTCATAGAACCCTAACGTAGTGTCTGCTCTTTCAGTAGGTATGCCAGGTAATACCCCTAAGATTACAGGTTCTTGTCTATCAGTCCCATCTCGGAAGTATCCCATAACGTGCGTACCCTCTGGGGTAAACCCTGGACTGTTACCCAATCCAGATATCCCTGCGTCATTGCAACTCCACATAGGCGATGCCCACATCAAGTCTGCTGTCGAGATTTTACTTTTGTCTGGAGTATGGTGACCCAATACCCTCACTTGCAGACGACCTGCTTTCAAGGGGTCCTTACGGTTCTCGACTACGCCAACGAACCATACGAAGTCGTTCATACCTATAAATGATTCTGACATTAGAGTTTTTTACCGATACTTGTCTGCATTTAATACACTTACCTTACGTTATTTCTTACTATTTATTCTAATCCTACGAAAATGTCAACTACACATTTATCAATAGCAATATCAATGCGATTACTAGTGCGAGTGGATAGAGATTATTTGTCCATAGATAGGGGATTGCTTTAGGTTTCTCAAAGAAACGACCACTAAGAGTTGCTCTACGCAATCTCTCTTCGTCTTTGTTCACAGAATACTTAAACCCACTAGAAATACCATTAGTAATGACAGTACCATACAAAATGCTATTAGATATCCTATATATTCCATATTCAATGTCCTCGTATACTTCTTAGTTCTACTCTTGGCACGTCTGAGTCTTTCTTCTCTTTTTCTTCTGGGTGAGTAGGACTGTAATCTTCTATTTCTAATAATGTCTCCTCTTTAGTAAAACCTTCAGTAGAATAGAAATGTATCCATCTTTTCATTATATCTATTCTACCACTGGTGGATAAGTGCTTAGTGTATGTATTATCTACATATCTCTTTAATGCTGGCCATATCTCTCTTAGTTCACAGTAAGTAAACTTATTCTGTAGATTGTCTTCTTGTTTGCTCATATATCTTTACCTTGCTTGTATTTGTATATCTCTAGATATATATGCTCTTCATTATACTCTGCGTTTGTATTCTCTGATATCACACACGCAATACTGCTCTGATTGTCAATCTCTAATATTACCATCTCATTCATATAGAAACGACCATCTCTATATTGACTGCGTAATAGTATATACGTTTCAAATCCTGACTTACTTATCCCTCTAAATGCTGACACATACCCTTTACTGTGATAACGATTGAATATCAGTCCTTTCTTATCACACAATACGCCCTTGTCTAGCATTAGAGCATACTTACCGTCATCTTCTTCATTGGGTTCTAACCATTCAGGTTCTGCTGTGATACGACTAACTGGTGGTTCATTTGCTATTGCAATCGTCATTACTAACAGCACAAACACTAACGCACCTAGTATTGCGTATGCTTTTTTTCTAAATTCATTGTTTGTCATTTAAATGCCCTTCTTTTTGCTCTATAATAGCAAGTTTTATATATTTTGTCAAGTCTAAAAATTTTTTTTCTCTGAAATTCTCTTATAATTCTCGAACGTCAATCATTATATCCTCTGTTTTTTCTGATGCTGTAAAGGTATTTGCGTCTGTAGAAGGTAATCGCTGATTAAACGCATCTTTGCGTAAACTTAAAATCATATCGTGACCACCTCTCTGTCCTAACTCAACAATATGACGTATTGCTTTAATTAGATACTTTCCTGATAGTTTTTTATCTCTATCCTCTGTACCATCAGGTAATGCTCCTTGATAACGAGGTAATTCTACTTCTATGACTTCACCTGCTGATAAACCTAGAAACCCTGGCACTGTTATGTCTAGTTCTAAGTCATTCATCATAGCATTTTTAGATTGCATAGTTTGGTATATTTCTTCTTCAGGCGCAGTTGATATTGTGTCTGTTGAATCTTTCAAGTGAAATAAACTGCTAGTGTTAGACCTAAAGTATCGTCTACTATGCAAGTCTTCAAATGCATTACCTCTTGCGTCAAAAGGAAATGTAGGTAATGCACTATGCGGATCCATCTGTGCGTTAAGTTGAAAGTCTTTATTGTAATTGTAAGATAGTGCTTTAAATTTTTTAAATAATATATCGTGCGTTACCATCTCTGAACAAAATGCACCACCAGTTAACCTATCAATAGTGTTGAATTGTTTCTTTACTTCAAATTCTTTTATTCTTGACATTTCATATTCTAGTTGTTCATCACCGCCACTTCTAATATGTGGTCTTTTAGGTGAATATACAAATCCATTGACATTTACTCGTGGTTCACCATCTGATTTGTTTGTTAGACTTTGCAAACTGCGATAGTGAAACCCATTAATGTTCTCATAAAATAGATAATTACCAGATAGATGATGTATGCTTTGCGATTTCTCACAAATGTGATTTATATGATGCAGTGGATTAGCATAGGGCAATATTAATTTGTGTTTACTGTTTGTCTTCTCAAAGAATAATGCTTTTTTAGATTCTAAATCATTATGTAATAAGTCAGAAACAATTTGCTCAAAGTCATTATTTACTGCTCTACTTACAAAGGTAGTTTTGTTGCGTATCATCTCTTGACTACAGAAATGAATGATATAAACTTGAGAATTTTGTGATAACTGTTTTCGATTAGTCACTGAATAGATATATTGTGGGTGACCCGTTTCTATTGTAAAGTTATAATTGTTATCACTATGCGGTGACATTAATTGCATCTCAAGTCTTTCAAATCCAGCAATGGGTAGCATTTCAAATATATTATTTGCATCAACAATAGTTAAATTACCAGAGATAAAAGGTTTAGTAATGTCTTCATAGATGTTTATCTCTTTCACCATCTGAATGATGTTTAATCTATCAGGTGTGTTTACATTGTCAAATGCATCAACCATGTCAGGTGTATATGGTATGAGATTAATTATGGGTACTAAATTAAAATCACCTGGTACTTGTGCTTTTATAAAATTTTGACTTAGAGGCATTCAAAAATCCTTATTATGTATTCATCAGTCTGTCGTACTCTTTTAAAAATACTATTAATAAATCTTGATTCAATAATTTTATTTGTCGGTACTTATCTTGTAGTCTGTCTTCATATTCTCTATTAGATATAGCAGTGGCACCTACAATATCACTGCTAACTTGTATTTTATTTGAATAATCTGCTGGACCTTGAGCAGTAAGTATACCACTATCTTTATCTATTTCATAATGATGTGGGTCATTAGGAAACTCATACTTATCTATGATGTATTGTTCATAAGTAATCGGGTCCATTGGCCATTGAGTATATCTATCTCTAATATCGTTTGTTAATAATATTATCCAATGATAGTCTGGGTTACCAAAATGATATTGTGATACATCTTCAGGATTATCACCTGACATTACGTCATATTTTGTATATAGAAATGCATCATTAGTTAATTTACTTGATATTATCACTCTTGAATTTAATTCTGTGACAAGTTTAAAATTACCATCACCATTAATGTCATATAAACCTTTAGGAAATCCTGAAAAATACATTAGTAACTCGCCGCAATTGTTTCTTTTGTCATTATCTCTAACTCTTTAAATGTCATATCTAATTTATAATTAACTGGTGGTGCACCCTCTGATTCTCCATAGAATGTAGCAAATTTACTCTCTGGTGCGTAATCTACAGAAAATGACGTTAACACACATCTACTTATTAAAGGTATAAACATATTTTCACTATCTCTATAGCAATATGTTATCTGAAATTCTGAGGGTACATACAATTTACCTGTAGAACTTGCATCAGGTAGCATATGAAATTTAAATAACTTGATTATTTTCTCTATTTGATGTCTTTCTGCTCTATTCTTAGGTATCATATCAAATGAGAAAGTGAAATCTCGAAAAGGAACACTCTCGAATGCAATCTCCATATTAGGATTAAGAGCAAATCCTGATGATATGTTTGCTAATACACCTGCACTAGGTATAATTGTGTTTAAAAAACTTCTTGCCATTCTAGGCATCGCCGCTGGTACTATCTGTTTGACTGCGTTCATAAAACCACCAAACCCTTCTTTATCTGGAGAGTTAAAAGCATTCGCAAACGTTGTAGCAATGTCACCTAACGCACCAGTGGCAGTATCAGCAGAATATGTTGCACCGTAATTAAATTTATGATTTTGATTTGGCATACCTAATATTATTGTGTTATCAATTCTTTTTGATTTATCTGCACCTGACCTACTTCTAAAACCAGTCTGCATACCTCTAATTTTTCTAGTTGTTTTACCTTGTGGTAGAACATCTACATAATCACTTGTACCAACATTATAATTGTATCTAGATTTTATATTTCTAAGTGCATTAGATAATTTTCTTCGAGATGAACCATATAATTTATCCTCTGAAATTCCCTCTGCTGTGTCATAAAAACTTGTATATTGTAGACTATCAAGTTGTCTATCAAAACTAGATTGACGAGGTGATACTTTTTTTGTATCAACAATTATATCAAATGTTATATAATGACCATCACCTAAATTCGTCACTTCTTCAGGATAATAACACATGTCATAATTAAATGGATTTGTATTTTTATCTAAATGAGAATGTTCGCCAAACTTGTCAAAATTGTATGCAGATTTTTTAACTAACTGTTTAATCTGCATTGCTAAATCTTTATTTGTTTTACCTGTATATGTGCCACCTACTATGCTACCAAGATTATCACCTATACCTGATAAATTACTTGCTAAGTTTATTGCTCTTGAAAATGAACTAGGTATTTTACTTGTTACAGTGTTTATCACACCACCAATAGCACCACTAATTTTACCTGTTATTGCACCTGTGACACTACCCACTGCATTATTCAACATACTAGATGCTCTGTTTGCCACAAAACCAAATGCTTGACTTTTTAAGTTAGCACCTAATGTTGAGAATGATGGTATAGTCATTGTTGGAGCAACAATACCTTGAATTTGAGGAACAAAACTTGCTACGGCATTACCTGCGAATGACGATACGGCACCTACTGCTCTTTTTATTAATCCAAATGGCATAAATAATTCCTTTAATAGTATTTATATGAGATAATGAAAAGTTACAAAGGTTTATATCGACCTACTAATCCTAAGAAATATGTAGGTAACACGAAACAAATAGTATATCGTTCTAATTTAGAAAGAAAGTTTATGTTGTACTGTGACAGAAATGATAGTGTGGTACAGTGGGCAAGTGAAGAGATATCTATACCATATCTATCACCTCTTGATAATAAAGTGCATAGATACTATCCTGACTTTCTAGTTAAAACTGATAAAGGTAAAAAGTTCTGCATTGAAATAAAACCCTCTCGACAGTGTGTCAAACCTAAACCATCAAAACGTAAAACAAAATATTCTATTCGTGAGAATATGGAGTATGCAAAGAATGTCGCTAAATGGAAACATGCTAAAAAATATTGTGAGAATAATAATCTAGAGTTCAAAATTATTACAGAAAAAGACTTAGGTAGTTACTGACTACTAGCACCAAAACCTTCCATCATAGGTTTAAATAAACTACCCATAAAGAAACCATCGCCTGAATCTTTACTTGCTTGAAAAGAGTTATTATTTTGTTGAACACTTGTTTGAAGATTACTTACATTGTTTTGTACTTTATCTCTATAATCTTCTGCCAACTTTAATTGCTCTTGTTCTCTTACTAATTGATTTTTTTGTTCTTCAATTGATTCTTTTAATCTCGCAACTTCTTGTAGACTTTGCTCTTTCATCTCATCAGTCATTTTCACTTTTGATGTTACTGGTTGTTTTCCTCTACCCCTCGTTGTTACTGTTTCAAGCATTCCTGATTTAAGTGACCTTTGAAGTCTTCTTAAATTACTTTCATCTTCACCTAATAATTTTTGCACACTAGCAACATCACCACTTTCTCGTGCTACTGCATCATCTGCCTTTGCTAATACGTCCTGTTCTGTCTGTAGTGCAAGACTATCTCTATATGCCGCCAATGCCGGGTCATCTTCCGATATACCTAATCTTCTTGCTTCATTTAATAAACCTGCACCTGCAAATTTACCTTTATCGTCTGTAAATTGGTCTCGTCCGTCTTTATCTAAACCAGG